TATAGGCCTGGCGACTCGTCAGTCGACCCCAGGTGTGCGCGCCCCACCCAGTTCCTTAAGCTCGCCGCTTCGGCGCATTGAGGTACTGCCGTGTCTTGCGTAGCGTGTGAGACCCTGCGTACGGCCGCACGTGCTTGCGGCCGACTTCTGGCCAGATCGGACTGGCCGAGATGCGCACAGCCGCCCGGCCATCCCAGCCCTTATCTGCCTCTGCGTGGATGCTGTCGCGGAACTCTGAGCGATGCGGGTCACGAGGTGGTCCTACCGGAGCGATAGCCTTGGCGAACCGCACGCCTACCTCGGCATGGGCCCGCAGCGCGATACGAAGAGCTTCAGAGGTGCGCATGAACTCGCCCAGACCGCTGTACTTGATAGAAACGCGCGAGTAGCCCATGGTCAAGCCCCCTGTAACACTAGCTAGCTAGGATCCGATACACCGGGCACAAGCACGTCAACGAAGTAGGAAGGCAGACCGATGGGACTTATCAGAGGCACGCTCATGCTCGGTACTGGCGGCCTAGTAAGCGGCAGCTCGAAGAAACAACGGGTCGCCAAATCTCAGCTTCGAGAGCTGCGGGCTCAGACAAAGCTGCTAGAGCAGATCGCTGACCCTGGCAAGCTCGAACGTGAGCGTGCGGCGCGGCAAGCCGCCAAGGAAGCACGGCAGGCCCGGACCGCGGCTATTCTCGAAGCCCGGCGCCAACGGGCTCTAGCACGGAAAGAACGCCTCGCTACCAGAAGGGAAGACACCCAGATATCTCAGCGACGCGTCACCAATAGCGCACCTTGGCCAATCTGGGCATCTAAGACCTTGCGGGTCGTGGGCTGGGCTTGGGTTGTCTTCTTCGCTCTCTTGGCTTTCAGCGTGGCCGCGGTGAACATCGTGGCGGCCGTAGTCGCTGGGCTGCTGGCCGGCGGTCTAGCTTGGATCCTCGTTAGCCCTCGTACAGTCGAAGCGGTACCTGCATCCCAGGAGCCCACCCAGTGAAAGGGCTTTGAAACCCGGTAGGGAGGCCCCAAACATGCCAAGTAGTGCCATCATTTAATGTGATCGTGTCATTGATTCGGATATCGGAGCCGCTGGGCGCAAACAAAATGGTCTGCGCCCGTACCGTATCCCGGTCAGGAGTTTCAGTCTCATAGGCCCGAGTTTTGCTTGCCAAGCTTATGGCGCAGCCTGGCAAAGCATAAGAGCTAGTGACGGTGTAGTCTCCATTACGGTCGATCTGTCGATGATTCACCTGCACCGTTTGGGGGTGAGCAAAGAACATCGCCCCTCCTAGAACACATCCTCAGGCTTCGTAACCGAGCGCACCAACGCTGTGAAACCCTCTTGAAAATGCGTCTTCGCAACCGCTGTCCATCGCCGATCAGGAGCGTTCTGTTCGATAACCATCCGCCAAAGCTCGCCGACCTGAATCTCAGCCTCTTTAATCAAATTAACTAGCTCAATATCTTGCTCGCTCAACTCCCGATAACCCTTAATCTCGGCAGTCTTCACAGGCTATCCTCTCAATTCAGCGGTTGAAGTCCTGCGTGGCAGATAAGACTCTAGAATTTTCTTCTCAGCATCCGTCACACCCATGGTTCCTTGAGCGGCCGCATCCGAGAGGCGATACGAATACTCGCCCACAGTTTCCGAGATAACACCACCAAGGCCAGGAGCGGTAAGAATTCGGATCGGTCGAACACCGACAGTCGACTGATTTACTGTAAAATCTTGCTTAGAGATTCGCCGGATCGTGGCCGAGGCGTCGGTGATCAGAGCAGCGGCCCGTGCCGACTCAATAGTGAACGTAGAAGGCAGCCGAGCGGTGATATCTGAGATGTCGGCCAGCGGGGGCAAAGATGCCATGCACTGAGCCTCCTTAGGTCAAGACCGGTACGCGGGCTGTTTGCTCGGCCGCCTGTGCCCAGCGTTCGAGATCCTCGGCCGTTGTCAGCCGAGCGGCTATGCCCTTAGCTATCGCCGACGCTGCCGCCCAGCCCTTGGCCGTTGTGAGCCCCGCCAGCGCGGCCGTCCACGCGTCGAGGTCTCCTCGATCAGCGAATGTGCCGCCGTCGCCCAGCGCCTCCAGTAGGCCCGGCGTGGGGTGTGCCACGGTCGGGATACCTGAACACGCTGCCTCGACGCCGGCCCGGCCGTAGCTCTCGTAGCTCGACGGCATCAACAGCACGCGGGTCCGGGCGTAGACCTGATCTCTCATCGCGTGAGCGGCTACGTGCGGGATGATCTCCACATTGGGCAGGCCTTTTCTCACATCCTGCTTGCCGTAGGCGCCGCAAACACCCAGGAATCTCAGACGCGGGAACCGCTCGGCCAGCGCGTAGAAGATCTCGGAGCCTTTCTCCTCAAACAAGTTAATCAGGGTAATGCAGGTACCAGGCTTGGTTTTGTAGTCTGCCGGGAAGATAGGCGGCCGAATGACGATACCGCGCGGAGGCTCGGACTCTTGGCTGTCCCGCCACCAAGATTCGACATCCGCGCGCATCCACTCGGTATTGTAGACAAGCAGCTTTGCACCCCAGCGACAATCAGCCTTCGTTTTGCCATGTGCGTTATGCATCAAATTTATAACTGGGATTTTGTGCATGTCGCCGAGAATCGAGGCCCGCAATGTGTTCATCAAATATGTGACTATCAAATCAGGTCGGTTCTCTGGAGTGAGCCAGCGCAGCGGGTCGGCTTGATCGACGTACGGATAAATAGCCGAGCCCTCGTGCATGTACGGCCCTGTGACGTACATGGGGTGCGGCATTGACAGTTGCACCGTGACTTGGTGACCCTGCTCGACTAGCTTCTTGGCAAATGCGGCTGCCGTGGTTTCAGCTCCGGCACAGTGATTTGGCAGCCAAAGATGGCAAAGGAAAAGAACCCGCAATTTGAGGCCTCCTCTTTCGCCACTCCACGATGAATGAAGCGTGTTTTGATGCATTGCATCCCGCGCACGCAGGCAGTACGTTGCCTATGGCGTGCCTGCCACCACGTGCTAGCGGAATGACATGCTCGATTACTGGCCGCTCTACAAACTCCCCACAGTAAGCGCAGCAACTGCGATACCGACGTACGAGTTTCATCCAATCGCGAACACTCACACCCACAGAATCTGGATTTTGACGTTTACGGGCGCGGCGCTTATGCTTGTTTTGAGAAACGATTTGGTAGTTAGTTGGGTCAGACAACCACTTCGCATAGTATGCACGGTAACGTTCAGGATCTTTCGACCGTGCATCACGGCCGTACTGGCGGTACCTGCTTGCATTGACTTCGCGGTAGGTTTGATTTGCTACCCTTCGCTGTGACGTAGGAGCGTTCCAGTGTCCACGTCTCAGCTCATTCAAATGATCTCTATTTGCCTCAGCCCAGGCGGCCGTGATGCACGGCGACCCACAATATTTAGCTTTACCGTTCCTGTGGTCAATCGACACCCCACACCACAAGCATACACGGGGCTGAGTTGTCGGGTGTGCCACACCCGGATGCCGTGCAGCCCAATTCATGCATTTACTTACAGCACAAACAGTAGCATTAGACTGCCTACCAGTCAGCGGCTTAAGACAAGCAGCACACTTACCTGTGTTCTCTGTTACTTCGCCTCTATCTCGGCGATTCGTATAAGATTGACAGGCGCTACTGCAAAATTTACGATCTGGCCTAGCGCCAGGCATCGACACACCACATCCCGCGCAATTAAGCACAGGACGGATGGCTAACTGATCAGCTCTGTTTCGCTGATACCGAGCTTTATACTCACACTCTTTGCTGCAGTATTTAGGAAAAGAACCAACAGAACCCTTACGCTTCGTTGGTTTACCACAAAACACACATGCTGTACCCTGGGACATGTTGACCTGCTCTCATCAGGTTGACTGTCCCGGCGGGTGCTGTGAACACCTGCCGGGACCTTACTCACATCATCATACACTAGCTCGCCGAGGCGCTGCCTGTGGCCAGCACTCCAAAAGGAAAGCGCGTAGCCGAGTTGGCGTTGAGATTGGTCACAGGGTTGGCCGTAGCGTAGGCTAACCTGAGTACCACGCGCATGAGCTGCCCATCTTGTTGAGCGGCGTTATAAATGACTTTTCCGGTGTCATCGACGATTACTCCCTGATCGAACATCTTGAAAGTAATATCCTGTCGAGTACCCGCAATGG